TTAGGATTCCAATCACCTTTCCATCCATACTTTATCTCCGCCTCGTTGAAGAACTTATTATAATCCAACTCGCTTTTGATGTCAACAGAAAAATCTTCTGTCGTGTCTAAAATTGTATGGCCTTGTGTGGATAAGTAATCAACCACCCATTGCTTGGCCTTGTTGTCTGAGCGTTCATATCTCTCTCGTGAGAAGGGAATGTTTACGCTGCCTACGATTGGTTTAAGTTGTTCCATTTTCTATTTCCTCCAGATACTTAAGTGCTTTTGAAAGGCTTTCTTTGGTGTCTCCAAGCGCCCCCAATCCTGTGTTACATGTGGTACACAATATACCTCGAACATCACCTGAGTCATGGCAGTGGTCAACACATGCTTTCTTTACAACCTCAGAGTGTTTATCGCTAGGTAGCTTTAGCTTTACCTCACATATCTTACACCTTTCTTTCTGCCTCTTGAACATAGTGAGGATGGTGTAGTAGCTAACTCCATATGTTTTTTGGTAGTACTTATCAAGTTTAATTTTCCTAGTACAGTCACCACACATCGGCCACCCTCGCTTTGTGAGGTTCCATGTTTCTTTAGTGCATCTACTACATTTCCTCATTTTTATATACCTAACTAAATGTCTGTGTAACTCTTGAAGCTGCCTGTAATACATATCACAGGTAATCCCCCACGTCTACTGTGCCAAAGTCTTCCTTGTTAGGGTCGTCAATCTCTGTCATGCGGCCAGTGTCACGGTCATACAACAGGTAGGCACCGACGCCAGTCTCACCAGCATAGCGGTTCTTAAGGACACGCACTGTGGTTGTGTTGGCCACGATGGGGTCGGTAGCCTGCTGGTCACGCTCCATTGCAATCACAGCGTCACTGATTTGTGCAATACTGTGTGAGCCACGGAGCATAGACAGGCTAATCTCCTTGCCCTCTTCCTGACCCTTGTCACCAGAGGCACGGCGTAAGTGGGAGACAAGCAGGACACAGCACTGCGTCTCTTCTACAAGAGAGCGTAGGTTGGTCATCATCTTGTCAATGTTGCGCCGCTCGTCGTCACCCTCAAGACCTGACACCAAGATGGATAGGTGGTCAAGGATAATAAACTTACAGTCAAGAGCCTTAATCATGTAACGAATACGAGCAAGTATCTCGTCCGTCTGGATGGAACCGAAGTGGTCGAATGCAAACACACGGCCTGTGCCTACAGTGGCTTCCTCGTATGCTTTTAGTTTCTCATGTGGCACAGTCTCACGAACCTCTTGAATGTATAGACGCTTGCTTGCCTCTACCGACATAAGGTGGAAGATAGTCTGCTTGACGTTCTCCTCAAGGCTGACGATGCCGATGTTGTGCTTGGAGTTATTGAGCAGGTGATGCTCTAGCTCTCGCATGATGCTTGACTTACCAGCACCAGTGCCAGCAGTGAAGGTGATAAGCTCACCAGTCCGCATCCCATACAGCATCTCGTTCAAGCCTTCGTAAGGGTAAGGCACACTCTCCTTGTCATCTGTTTCATACAGCCCCTCAAAGTTCTTGAGGCTTACGATACCTGCTGGAGTGTGTGGCTGTGCATCCCACCAACGCTGCATGAACTCTTCGGTCTTGCCGTGCTTGAGATACTCATTGGCATCCTTAGCCCGTAGCTTGACAATCTTACACTTGTTAGGCTCGAACAACTGAGCCACTGAAGCAGCCGCTTTTGCGCCGTGTTCGTCGTTGTCAAAGCATAGCACGATGTTCTCGAACTTGTTGAGCCACTCGAACTGTGCCTTGCAATCCTTGAGTGCAGACTGTGCGCCGTTACGAACAGACACGGCAGGCCACTTGCTACCCATCATCTGATAGGCAGACAAGGCATCAAGCTCACCCTCACAGATGGTAATGAACTTACCAGCCCGACCAAACAACTGCTGGCCGAACAAGGTGGCATGGGGCATGACGCCCTCCGCATTGAATTGCTTGTTAGCAACGTGCCGCACCTTGTTGGCAACGTGATTGCCGTTGATGTCGTAGTATGGGTAGATGTGCTTGCCGTCTGTTTGTGTAACGCCGTAGGTCTTTGCAGCTTCTAGGCTGATGCTGCGGTCAGGGATGGCAGAGAACTGACCCTGGGACAGGGTAGCAGTGGCCTGTGCTGTGGGTAGGTTTACAACTGTGTTTTGCATTGGTGTGTGTCCTTCTTGGTTGGGTGATGGTGTAAACTTCTCGCAGACAAAGCAGTAGGCGTGGCCATCGTCGTAGTGGACGTTGCCATCGGATGAGCCACAAGACCCACACTCACCTCTGCTTGTTGCCTGTGCCTCATTTGTTGGCGGCATAATATACTCCGAACTCCTTGCCCTCGTCATAGATGAAGAGCTTGTTGTTTACTGTCTCAGTCGTGAAGCCCATGCCCTTAGCCAATAAGGCACGAAAGCGGAGGAACTCGTCCCTGTCTTGGACGTTCTCCATGAACGCAGCGCCACACCCTTGTGTTTTATACATCATTCGATACATTTGAAACCTCTTTGATTGCTTCTGTGATTGTTATCTTGCGGTCAGAATTATTCTGCATTGTGATTGCCTTGCGGCGGATTGCTTTTTTCTTTTGCTTGTCTGTCTTAGTCATTATAAACCTCGTCTGTTTCTTTATCTAGTTTCGTTCCATCGCCATCGTAATACCACGACCTGTCGGCAGGGTCAAGCTCTATGCCTACATGAAACCTACCCAGTGCCTTCTTAAGCGTGGCAGCTTTCTTTGTATACCACTCTGGTGTTCGGCGTTTCTCTTGCTTCATACGGCGGACATTATCTCTGTGCCGTTTAATGCGCTTGTCGTCCATTGTATATCACTCCTTGTGTAGGAAGGCAAGTATTAAAGTTGAACCGCCTTCGTTTTGTTTACGCTTGTCATAGACATAGTCGTAACCCATCTTCATTTTCATACGCTCAAGCCATTGCTCTGCGTCCTCGTCGTAGACAAACAGCCTACCAAAGAACCCGTCCATCTTCTTGAGCTTACGAAGAGACATCTGTTTCATTCGTCATGCTCCTGCTCAGAAAGACCAAAGGCAAAGCTCACGCTGTCTGAGTGCAGGTCGTTTGCCTCTTCTCGTGCCATCTTCTTTGCTTCCTTCTGACTGTATCCTTCGTCAAGATACTGGTGATACAAGTCTCTAAAGAGTTGCTTCTTATCTTGTTCCCATAGGTTGCTCATATCATGTCCTAACTATATAGAAGCACTAATAATGCTACAAGTGCTATAATAAAATATGTAAGTCGCTTCTCTTGTTTGTTCATCTTAATCCCACCTATAAAAAATGTGGTTGTCAATCGTTGCTACCTTGGTAAAGGTATGCGCCCAGCTTGGCATCACGTAGTCTGCATGATAGTGTGTTGCTCCGTCAGCGAATGAATGTGTCCATCCGTTGAGAACCATTGCGGCAATCTCTTGTGAGCGGATGAACGCTTTTTCATTGCGTGGTTCGTCAGAGATGCCATCACAATACCAACTGAACTGGCACCTGTTCTTGGCTGGCTTGCTCTCCCAGTGTATGCCCTGTGTAATCACAGCACACACATCGTCAGGGAAGCGGTCATCTTCTACACGATTAAGCACAACCTGTGCCACAGCAAGTTGCCCCATTGTGCTTTCGTTTCGTGCTTCGTGATAGACATTCATTGCCATACACATAAGCGGTGTTGCTAATAGCTCAATCATTTCTAATACCCGTCGTTCCAGATTTGCTCACGTTCCCACTCCTTGCCAAGGCGGTCATAGTCCTTGGCTCGAATGTGCTTTGCCTTGCTCGACTCCTTGAAGCCACGGCTATTTGTCTTTGTTTCCCAGATACTTAGGGCGTTATCCTCATACCAAGGCTTGAACATTTTCGTGTGTTTATTCGGCATCTTCTGCGTTTCCTTTTCTTGTGTAGCTTCCCTTGCCCTTCTTGGGCTGGATTATTTGTGGTTGAAACTGCCCTGCTTCCAGAGCCTTTGCGTTACTGTTGCGGCGGCGTTTCGTCTGGTTCGCCCTCGTCCTCTTGCTTGCTCTGGTCATTGTTCACCACTAATTGAAGGTTGGGTTGGTGGATAACAGCTTCCT